TCACAGTTAGTGAAACCCGCCCTTGACAAGACCAATGTCAAACCCAGCACGTGCACCCCGTTCCGAGGCCCTGGTCGCCCAGTACCTGTCAAAGGATGCCAACTTTATTCTGAACACCGGAGACCCTGACGCCCTCGTCAAGGTCGGCCGGCTGAACAAATCGGTTGAGAGCATTCAGATGATGCTGTCCGGCTTGGACATGGAGATGGTGGCGCCGTTCCTGATTCGGAAGGAGGTGACGGTGGACAAGGAGCTGCTCAGCAAGAAGGCTGATCAGTGCTTTGCCCTAGCGCCGGTGGGTGCGCCAGCCCTGAGGGTGCGCACCTACGCGTCGAAGATGGTGGCTGAGGGGGGGATGGTCGGCAATGCGGAGGTGAACGGTGGGGAGCGGTTTGCGAGCTGCTCCAACGCCGAGATCAACCAGAAGATGGCCAACACGTTTTCGGTTTCGGCCGGCGTGAACCAGACACTGGGCCGCATTAAGATGGCCTACCCGAGAATGGGTCAGAAGCCGGGCTTCCCGGTGACCAGACAGGAGGCGGCAGTCGCTCTGGCTGGAACCGGCGTCTTCTCGCAGGAGTGGGAGGATGGAGACAGGAAGCCCTACAGGATGCTGGCGAGCGAGCCCGGCCAGGAGCCTGTGGTGAGGATAAACCCGAGTGCGAGCAATGGCTTTCCGGTGCTTGGAAACTGGCACACGGAGGGCGCTGCGGAGCTCGTGGTGGACCTCGCTCAGGACATCAGGCGGACGCTGACAGCAGCGCGCGGAAAGGAGGGCGGAATCGTCGTGGAAGTTCGTCGCCTGGAGCGGGATCAACCATCATTGATGGCCCTGCGAGGAAAGGCGAAAGGGGATTATTACAACACCGAGAAGATCGTGGAGCAGAAGCTGCGTTTTTACAACGTGGTGGGCCGCCAGAATGTGCTGATCATGCAGCAAGCCACACAGAGGCTGGAGGCCAACGCCAAGAGCATTTTCGAGGACGAGCGTTCGCGCACGGGCCACGGAATTACGCTGACGGGCGGGGGCGCCGGCCTGCTTGTGGAGTGCCTGCAGCAGCAGCTGGACGGCAATGGTTTCGCTTTCGCGCATGTGGGCGATGACAGCATGGTGGCGGTGAGGCACGAGGGGCGAGTGAGCATGTTCTCTTTGGACTGCTCAAACTTCGACCTCACGCAGCACAACACCGTGACCGAGTCCGTGCACTTGGAGCTTCGTGATGTGCTGAGGCAGATAGACGACGTGGCGGCAGACCTGTGGTTCGCGCTGATGCGCGAGCGTGTGGTGGTGGTGGCGGGGCGGCTCGTGCGGCGATTCAAGCACGCGGGGGCTTCTGGCATGCCGCTGCAGAGCAAGGTCAACGACATGCTGATGGACGTGATGATCAGGAGGCTGGAGAAGGAGTTCAAGTCGGGTGCCTGGAGGTACTACGGCCTGGAGTCCGAGGTACGGCTTGGTCTGGACATCCGGCCTGAGGATATGCTTGAGTACGGAGAGGGGGCGGTTGGCCGGATGGTGGAGAAGGTCGGGGCGGGCATGGGCTTCAAGGTGCGACTGGAAGACTGGCAGGATGGGGGAGCGGGGACTATTGAGGAGGCGCTGTCAAAGCGCCCCTTCAAGTTCATCGGCTACCACTTCTACTGCCAGGACGGACAGGTCCGCGTTTACGCGGACGCGCCTCGGGCCATCGCCCAGCTTCGGTATCCGAACCTGCGGTACGTCAACAAGAAGGAGGAGCTGGCTGTCATGGAGGCCATCAAGAACGGCAGCATCGTCATGAATATGGGGGTGCCTCCGCCGGAGCTGAGGGGCCTCCATGAGGGCTTGTTGGATGCGGCTGTCGCCCTGCTCAGGAGCGAGCTGGCCAAGAACGTGGTCCAGATCGAGGAGCCCAGGTTGCGCACGGCGCTACAGGACAGCGAGTTTGGGTTTCACATCATTCCTTCAATGAAGGGGTTGTTGAAGGCCCTGCTGCGCGATCCGGAGGAGCTGTGGGGCACCAAGGAGCGCGAGAGAGACGACATGGAGGTCAGCGGAGCGGGGCGTCGCCGGCGCGGGGAGATGATTCCGAGCGTGCCGGCGAAGACGCACCCTGTCACTCGAGCCAACGACGGAAGAGTGGCGCCCACGGTCGTGTGGGGGCCTAACAAGCTGCCACGCGAGCACGACGAGCTCATGGACAAGCACCGGAAGCTGATGAAGCGACTGGGGGCCGGCAAGCCGGGGCCGAAGGGCCTGATGCTGCCGGACAGCGAGGACGAGCTCGACGACGTGGTCGCCGATGATCCGTATGAGTGGATGTGAGTAGACGGGGGGCGTGCGCCCAGGCTTTTCGATACTTTGAGCCGATCAAAGGACTCTGGTAATGGCACCGGGGCCTACAAGCCCGGATTCCGCATTAAAAAGAAAACTATCCAGTTAAAACTCAATCACGATGGCTAAGAAACAGCCCTCCAAGAAGCAAGTGGCGCAGAG